TATCGACTAATGTTTGTAATACGACTGCCATTATTTACTCCTAAATCGACAACATCTCTTTTTCAAAGTAATTCATCAGTTTCTTTTCAGGAACTTTGAATTTTTTTGATACTTCTACTATAGTTTTCTCGAAACTATTTAGGAAATCTGAGGGTTTAGCATCCATTTTTTTGAAAATTTGATCAACAGCATTCTTCATCTTAGGAGACAATTTCTTGTACTGCTGAGATTTTTTATGCTCATCCTTTTCTATAACTGTATTATAAACACTTTCAAACGTCTTCCTCATCTGTTTCTTCCATTTCCTTACGTTGCTGAACAAAAGTTTTTGCTACTTCTGTTCGTTTATCTTCTAAAGAACTTCCTACTTTTTGAATCATTGCAGCTTTAAAAGCATCTCCTGCTTCTACATTATCATCTTTTTCAACTTTATCTACAAATTCTCTACTCATTTTTTCTTCCTTTTCAATCCATTACGAACAATAAAACTCTTATCAGATTCTATATCATCTGGTTCTGGTTCTGGTTCTGGTTCTACCTCTGGTTCCTCTGGAGGTGGCGGAACTTCATTCCCTGCATCATCTACAGGTTGTCTAGTGATACCATCACTATAATCATCCATATCTTGTCCACCATCTTCTGTGTCCATGTCCTGCTCTTTTTTCATTTGCTGAAGCATATCTTCTACTTCACCATCATTAAATCGTAATACCTTCTTCCAAATATATTCTTTACTAAAGAATGTACCCATATATGACTGCATGGTGTCAAGCATTTCTACACGTTCTCTTAAAAGTTCTGCTTCTTTTAATTCTGTGAAATGACCATCCTGTAAGAAATCATATTGTATATGTTCTTGTATTTCAGGCCAATCGTCTAATGAGATTATACCCTTTAATAACAATTGTGTTTTGAGTATATCAGTGAATAAAGGAACAAATTTCTTACGAATACGTTGTACGAACTTAGTAAATTTAAGTTCATCTCTTGTAATTTCTGTTGCTCTACCTAAAGAAAATCCACTTTCTGATTCTAAACGAGAAATCGGCACATTAAGAGAACGATACAATTTTCTCTGGAAATATACTATATCTTCTATCTCACCTAGATTAGCACCTCCTGGGAGAGTAGTGATCTCTGTTCCTCTTCCACCTTCTCTTCGGGGCAACCAGAAATCTTCAAGCATCGACATATGATTTCGGTCATCTCTTATTTCACCAGTAGAAGCATCATATACCAGTTTGTTACGATATCTGTTCATAACATCCTTGAGATATTGTTCTGCTTTTACTTTGGGAAGATTACCGACATCGATGTAAAAAATTCTACGTTCTGGTGCTCTGGATATACGGTAAATAACCAGTGCATCCTCAATCATTCGTAATTGATTAACAGGTTTAATTGCCTTATTCAAATATGATAGTACACGACCACTATTACCATCAATTACACCTGATGGCACGAAAGCAATTGAATCCAATGCTATTCTAATCCCCTGATTGGCTCCAACAGATATACCAGTTTGAGCAAGGCCTTTTTCATTATAAAGAAAATACTCTTGTACTTTCTTTACCATGTCTATACCAGTTTTTACGTCTTTTTCTTTTTGAAGTTCACGTACTTTCTTAATTTTAACTGCATCTATCCATCTAAGTTCAGTAATACCTTTTCGTGGATTTTTGTTATCAATTACTTTATGATAAAATATTCGACCATCGACATACCATCGTCTAAAAATGTCATGCCCTTTTGCATCAAAATTAAGCAATCGCAGAACTTCATCAAATTCTGATCTAATTTTTCTTTTAATTTTTGCGGGATAAGGTAATTTGTCTAATACAATAGCAACTGCTGCATCAGATTCATTAGCAACAATTGATTCGTTTATTATATCTTCAATTGCAGAATCACACTCTGTTTGCTGAGAGATATCACGATATCTCCGTATTAAATCAAAATCTGTCCGTTCTCGACCATCGGTGTCTAGGACTTGCCCCCAAAAACCACCGCCAGCAATATCTAATGTGCCGTCATCAGGTGTCGGGGAAGTGAACGTCTGTTCACTCCCCTGATCCTTAACTCGTTCTAAACGGAACCCAAAAAGTTCTGCCATAATGTCTCCTAATTGCTACTATTTAGTAGATTAAAATTAGAAGTTTACAGCAGATGCTTCGAAGTGTTGGAATCTCCATGTAACCTCAAATTCTTCAATTGCGTCTGCTGTATCAGAAGTTAATTCAATAGCAGCAATTGTAGTTGGCCATGCACTCCTAAAGATATAACTCTTTAGGACTGTATCATCACGATCTAACTGTTCTACTGTTAAATCAGTCTGATAATCAGCAGGAGCAACAACACCTGTATTGTCAGCAAGATCGTTAATACCATTAGACCATCTTTCCATTGCGTTACGAACCATAAAGTCCGTATCATTCAAGAAAGTAGTAGTCCAAGTATCATCAAATGTACGATCACCAGCAATATAGATATTTCTACCTCTAAAGGGTACAGTAATTTCCCCTAAAGTTTGTGCTGGAAGATTAGAAGACCTTACTAGGAAAGATGTTTTACGAACATCTAATCCAATAGCAATGCCAGGTGGAGGAGTAATCGTTACCCTAAATTGGTTAGCCCTTGCACCACCACCGATTAGATTTGCTTTGAAATCATCTATGTTAGCCATGGTTAACCTCCTACCTCACTAAATGCAACACCAGTTCTGGTTGCAATGAAGTTTAGGGTAATGAAGTTAATTGAGCGAGCGGGTTTGATGTAAATATCACCAATAAACTCGTTGCGGTCAATAACCTCACCTGTATTGTTACTAGCATCGCAGACTACCTTAAAGTCAAAAATGCCTCGTCTTCCTTGTACATCTCTCAAGAAAGGTTCTACCATATTTCTAAACTGTGCTCTTGTGAACTCATCGTTGAATTCAAAGAGTTGATATTTAGAAGCAATGGCAATTGCTTTCTCAAGAACCAAGAACAATCTACGCACGTTGATTCGATCAAATGCACTAGGTTTAGTTTGTGCTGTTTTATCCCCAAAGAGCAGAACTCCCTGACCTGGGAAATTAACTACAGGATTTATCCTAGCACGATAAAGTTGATCTCTCTCACTATTCTTTGGATTATAAGCAAGTTTAATTGCACTTCTTACATATCCTCGGTTAAATCCAGCAGGAGAAAACCAGGGATCAGCAACTTTATCTGTATTGGCACATAATCCTGCCATATCACCATTTAATGGAACAAATCGATATACGTCATTATATTTGTCGTACATATATTTGTAACCACTATCAAATACGATATAAGAAGATGATGGTATTGTATTGAAACCATCAACAACATTTGCAGTTTGTGTAATAGAACTTGCCACATTCACACAGCTAGCACGATATGGGGAAATAAATCCTACACAATCCTTACGAGATTCGCAAAGATCAAGGATCATTGTTCCATGAGTATCCATACCCGCTTCTGTATCAGCAACACCAGAACTTGGTCCAGCAAGAACCAGATTTATATCGATATTTTCTGTATCATCAAAAAAGTCATACCCTATTTTTAATTCACCAGCAGTTACAGCATAATCATCTGTTCCACCAGTAAGAGTACCATCATCTACAGGAAGTACATCTGTGTATGCGGCTGTCACATCGGTTCCCCAATTAGAACCAGCAGATAAATGATCTGTCCAATAAATCCAATTAGATTGTCTAAAAATAACATCTGGGTAGTAATTATTTCCACCCTGATTAGTTTTTGCTATCGGATTTTTCGACAGATTTACAAATGTTTCTATTACTGCGCTGGTTCTTGATCCAGCAACTTGTTTATCATAACCAGTAATATCACCAGTAGCATCATAAACTACTACGTGAAGTTCGTCACCAGTACCTCGACCATTTTGTTTGGCCCAATCAGATTGTCCAGGCGCACTGTCAAACAAATCATAGAATGCCCAACGTCTGCGAATAAATGAATTATCAGCAATTACAGCTTTCAGTCCCTGACCGTTAACGTCATCTAAAAGACGGATCGTTAAGGTGTTGGAAGAAATTGAAACTACTTCATATTCATTACCTTCATCTCCAGAGACGTGTGCAAAAAGAGTAACATCAGAAGAAGAATTGGCAGATGAGAATGAAATTATATCACCAGCGTTGAAAGCAAAGTTTGATTTGTCGGCATCATCAACATCGATGGTAGTATCACCAATAGCACCAGCACCGTCAAGTAGGTTATCTGTTCCCATATGTTGTTCATAAGCAGTAGCACTAGGACAAATAGTAACACCAAGGGAATTGCCATGCGTACCAGCAGTACGAGCAGCCCATTCACCGTGAGAACCCTGGCCAGTATTAAATGAACCTTCATAATGTTCATCATCCCTGATAAGGATACCACTATTTGCACCAGCATTAAGTATACTTGATTCGGCACGAATAACCTTTAATTGATCGGAGTATTGTAAAAAACTAGATGCAGTAAACCACCACTCAAAGTTATCACTTTGTGGTTCACCGAAAACTTGTACCAATTCCTGTTCACTACCAAGAGTTGTTATTGAACTAACTGGACCTTTTTCAGCGGGCATTACAATCGCACCGACTGTAGTAGCAACTGAAGGGACTACGTTAGTAAGATCAATCTCTCGTACATGAACACCAGGAGAAGATAGAAAAGACATATTTTTACTCCTTTGTTTTATTGTTCACTGATATTTATAAAAAATCAATTTCTAAACACTAATTTTATATGTGTTATAACATATAAATAAAAGTATGGTAAATGCACATTATGAAAAATATAAAGAGACTATTAAAAAAGTATCACGTAGAAATTATCGAAAAAGAATTGTTTTATTAAATGAATTTCTGGCAGATAAATCCTGTCGGCACTGTGGAGAAAGTGAAACTGTATGTTTAAAGTTTTACCCCCACGATTCAGAGATACGTAAAATGACGAAACGAGTCGGGACTAGTGATAAATCTAGACAAGAGATTTTTAATCTTATGAACAAATCTCATATTCTCTGCTCCAATTGTTGGATTAAATCAGATAATGATCTGATTGAGTTTATTTAATACCATTCTTCTTTATAATGATGGAAGAAATCTCTCCAATTGTATTTATGAATATTATCTTTTGTTAGTATAGTACCATCATCTAATATACCCCAAACTCTGTACTGATAATTCTCAATATTTTCTCCCTCTCTAGAGAAATTCTTACCCTTGATTCTATTAGATAGTATCTGTCCTCTGATAAGTCCATTTTGTTTACCCTTCTTGTATGCAAACTCTTTATCCTTGGTAAACTTGTAAATATGATCTCTTAGGGGCATTTTACATTTTAAATAAATTTCATCTGGTGGATCTATATTATCAGGGATGTATGGCCATATCAAACCTTCGCCTGGACCTTTGAGATGTTCATTGACTACCCACTTCTCAATCATAGGTTGACAATACATAGGCATATAATTATCCATGTCCATTTTATCACCCTCCCATTCTAAAAGAAATCTGAAAGATAATGCAGCCCATCTATATTCTCTCATGAGCTCCCAAATTAACCATACTTTTTCTTCGGTTGATAATTCTTTATTGTGTTGTTGGTAGTAAAATCTACTCTTACCAAACCCCATAGCACCAAAAATAATATCTGCTTCTCCACATGCAGAATATACATGTTTATCTGGTGATGCTTCTCTAAATACGTGGGAGTCTTCGTTAATAGTATGGTCTAAGTGTTTAACAACTTTATCATAATACTCTGGATATTCCGTACTATGTCCTATAATAACATGCAATTGTTTAGGACAGACCTCATTTAATGCAATGAGAGCTGCTGTAGAATCTATTCCACCAGACCAAAAGAAGTCAATAGTTCTTCCTTTAGATGCAAGTCTTTCAGCAGATGCTATAAGACAATCAGTAACATCTAGATTTTCTACTTCTGGGTAATACTTGTGTTCCTGCCAAGGAAGGTGTGTAGTAGAGGTATTGAAGGTATATTGTTCTTTAGTTTTTCGATTAAGAACTTGACCAAAATCATAACCAGTTTTAAAAAGGGCAATCCTTTCCCTTCTCCAATCTTGCCATAAATGTCTTACTTCTGGGTGATCTTTGAGAAAAATTGACTTATCTTGAAATTTATCGTATGCTTCAGTTCCAGACCAAGAGTGTTTTAAATATTTTGAAGGAACACCAAAATGAGAATAACTTTTCTTTCTCATATATCGTATAAAAGAACGACTCCAAAAAACTACAGATTTACCAGTCGTTCTCATAAGTTCTCACAATAGGCGCCCATTTAGTACCATACTCATCAACCATTTGTCCAATGTTTTCATCCTCTAAACCAGTAACGACAAATCCAAAAGGCGCCATATCCTGTTCCATTGCTTCCTGATTTTCCTTAATCATCTGCATTCTGACATCCATATCAGTCAATTCCTTAAAGTATGTCTGATCAGTTGCCCATGCAAACAAGAAACAACATGATACAAGATCGTCATTGCAACCCTCATCTGCTTCCCAAGATGCTCCTTTAACTATAAAAGTAGAGAGTTCATTAATCATATCATAGTCCTCTACAATAAGTTTATCGTCTTCCACTAACTGTTTAAGATTAGAACACCCTACTTTCTTTACTGCCTTGGTAGTTCTAACACCCAATTGTGCTCTACCACCTGAGAAACCAGCTCCCATAACTTGACCTGATCTTCCTCGCATTGATGCCATTACCAAATTATCATACTCTAAATCAAACTGCATTGCAGTAGCGACCCCTTCTCCTACATCATTTATCTCTATAAGAACATATGCCTGATGATATATTCTTGCTAATTCGTATATCTTTTGAGGAAATATATGAGGTTTTATTTCATTATCTCTAAACTTTGCTGCTACTGTATATGGCATTTGAGTAATATCAAATACTACGAATGCAGAATAGTCATTAGATGTACCTCTTGATACATCAGCAGAAAGGAAGTATGTGTGTTCTTCTTTTGGTCTTGCATAGATATCTAATCCTGCATTAGATTGTATAGGGTCTTTATATGCCAGGACTTTTAATTTTCTGGCAGAGATAAGAGTGTCAATAGAACCAAGAAACTCACAACCAAACTCAGTGTTAAACTGTTGTTCACTTGTATTCTTTATGGTTTCTTCTTTCCACTTTTCATCACGCCCAGGTACTTCTGACCAATGAACTTCAATTGGTATATAAGAATTCCTTTGATTTTCTGCGTCTGTCCACATCTTATAAAACATATTCATGCCATGAGGGGTTGATACTATCATGAC